CTATAACTATAGCTGCAGATGCTACACCCAACGCCGCTGAAACAGTCGCTTATACAGCTAAAACTGATAACACACTAACTACCGCAGCCTTAGCTAATAATCATGCTTCGGGCGCTACAGTAACGCTCAACGTAACAGCAGAGTGGGGTATAGGTCAAGACTACATTCCTATGCCTGATGGTATACTCTCTGTGATGAGAATATTACCTTTTACGGATAGGGGTAATCTGAATATGTTTGATATTCGATATCAGTTGAGATTGAATGATCTCTATGACTTTTCAGATATCTCTGTTATACATTATCAGATGACCATGTGGCAACTCGATCTTTTGGATATGTTGTTGGTTGGAGAGAAACCAATCAATTTTAATGTACATTCAGGTAGATTATATATAGATATGGCTTGGACTTCTGATATAGATATTGGAGAGTATGTAGTCATAGAGTGTTATAGAAAATTAAATGCTGCAGAATATACACAAGCATATAATGATTTTTTCTTAAAGAGATATGCTACTGCCCTCATCAAAAGACAGTGGGGAGAGAATCTTATTAAGTTCCAAGGTGTGACAATGTTGGGCGGAGTTCAGATGAATGGAGAAACCATTTATAATGAAGCCAAAGAAGAAATTGCACTCCTGGAAGATCAGGGTAGAGAGATTTGGCAAGAACCTACTATGTTTGATATTGGATAATTAAATGACAACAAATGTTCATTTTTCTAAAGGTACTATAAGCGAACAGTACCTCTATGAAGATTTAACTATCGAAGCTATACAAATTTATGGTCACGATGTTTTTTATCTTCCACGAGATAGAGTAAATCCCGATGATTTATTTGGAGAGGATGCTCTCTCTGAATTTGATGATGCATATGGTATAGAAATGTGGATGGAGACACAAGAGGGATATGATGGCGAGAGAGATTTAGTAAGTCGTTTTGGTTTAGAGATTAGAAATGAAACTAGTTTTGTTGTGTCTAGACGTAGATGGGATGATGTGGTATCAAGAAATGATAATCTCATTACATCTACTAGACCTCAGGAAGGAGATTTAATATATTTTCCTACTGTTAAAAGAATGTGGGAAATAAGTTTTGTAGATCACGATGATCCTTTTTATCAAGTAAACAATCTACCCGTATATAAATTATATTGTCGTAGTTGGGAATACTCCAGTGAACGACTTGATACTGGTATTGATGCGATTGATGTGATTGAAACTGAAAGAAGTACAGATGCTTCTGGATATGAATTCTCACTTGAGAATCAGACTGCATTTAATGAAAGAATTGGACAAGAGTGGGGTACGATATATGATCAAAGTCCATCGTCATCACCATGGCCACCCACAGCATCTGATATAATTCTTGAAACTGCTACAGGAGAATACCTCCTTGCTGAAACAACTGAAGCTGGTACATCTTTACTTGTAGAAGATTCTGATGCTTACTATTCATTCTTTGTCATACAGGAAGCTTACAGTCTGGCTACAATAGATCCACAATCTGATAATTCTTTTATAGATACAGAAGCAGAAGCTATATTAGATTTCTCAGAAACAAATCCCTTTGGTGAGCCAACGAGTAGTATATAGGAGATAATATACAATGTTAGGACAATATTTTTATAACGAATCAATACGAAAATGTATCATAGCGTTTGGTAGTTTATTCAATGATATTTACATTGAAAGAAAAGACGCTGCCGGTACTACAATTCAAACTCTTAAAGTGCCGTTGGCCTATGGTCCAAAACAAAAGTTTTTTATTCGATTAGAAGCTGATCCTAATTTAGATGAGAAGGTAGCGATTACACTTCCACGAATTGGATTTGAAATTTCTGGTTTGGATTATGATCCTGCTCGTAAATTGAATAGAATTATTAAAAAGAAAATGGTTTCTAATACCGAAGATAAAAAACTCAAACAAATGCAGACGCAATATACGCCTGTTGCTTATAATCTTAGTTTTGAATTATTTGTAATGGCTAAGAATTCAGATGATGGTATTCAAATAGTAGAACAAATCATTCCATTTTTTCAACCAGAATATACAGTTTCTATTAAAGAAGTTCCAGAGATGGATACTATTAGAGATGTACCTATCGTGTTGAATAGTATCAATTACGAAGATACATATACTGGTAGTTTTACTGAACGTCGAGCAATTATATATACGTTTAATTTTACAGCCAAGGCCTATGTTTATGGTCCAGTGGATACGAGTAAACCAGTAACTACAGCTGCAGTTAAGACATATGCAGATTTACAATCTGCTGCACCAACACGAAAACAGAAGATAGCGGCAGAAGTTACAAGTGCTCCAGATGCAGATGATAATTTTGGATTTAATGAAACTATAAGTGAATGGGTTTAATATATGAATATAGATGCAAAGATTAGTAATGCATTGGGTATAACAACAGGACACATTAAAGAACAAATTTTAGATCCCAAACCGATGATACCCAGGCCGCCAGATGTATATGAAGATGCGGAAGCAGACTATAAGTATAGTCGTGAGAATTTTTATAATTTAGTAGAACGTGGACAGGATGCCATTACAGGTATTCTAGATTTAGCTAAAGAGAGTGAACATCCAAGAACTTATGAAGTTGCAGGACAACTTATTAAGACTGTGGGTGAAGTAACAGAGAAGTTAGCTGACTTACAAGAGAAAATGAAACGTCTTAAAGAAGTACCAGATCATGCACCAAAGAATGTTACTAATGCACTGTTCGTTGGATCTACTAAAGAATTACAGGCACTTTTAAAAGATGGAACAGATAACACTTACCTCGACAGTAAAATATCCGAATAACGAATATTATGATATTGAGTTGTTAGCTTATATTCCTACTAGAGAAATAAATGAGGATGTTGTAGAAACGGGTATTATGATTAACCCGATAGAAGTTTATCGTATTAATAATGATCAAGGGAGTTCAGCTCCGGAAGGACAAATGAGATATGGTGCGGGTGGAGCTCCTTATAGATTACATGGTTGTGTGGGTAAAAAATATTTAGTACATAAAGGTAATTCTAGAGTAAGGGCAGCAATTAAAATGGGATATACACATATCGAGGGGTTCTTATTGGATGAATGGACAGCTATGGATACACCATGACCGAAACAAATTATAAAGGCAATCCTAATTTAAAACCTGCAGCGGTACCACACTCTTATACTCAAGCTGAGATAAAAGAATTCATTAAGTGTTCTAGGGATCCTGCTTACTTTATAGAAAAGTATGTGAACATCGTTAGCATTGACGAGGGATTGGTACCCTTTACTCTTTATCCCTTTCAAAAAACTATGGTGGAAACTTTTCACCATAATCGTTTTTCTATTTGTAAACTGCCGAGGCAGTCTGGTAAATCAACTACAATCATATCATATCTTATTCACTATGTTATCTTTAATGAAACTGTGAATGTAGCTATTCTTGCTAACAAGGCTGCGACAGCGAGAGACCTATTGGGAAGATTTCAACTTGCATATGAGCATCTGCCTGAATGGTTGCAACAAGGTGTGATGAACTGGAACAAAGGTTCACTGGAGTTAGAAAATGGTTCTAAGATTATTGCTGCATCTACTTCTGCTAGTGCTGTTCGTGGTGGGTCTTACAATATTATATTCCTAGACGAGTTTGCATTTATACCATCAAACATAGCTGAACAGTTTTTTAGTTCTGTGTATCCTACGATTACTGCAGGACAGACATCGAAAGTAATCATAGTATCTACTCCACATGGTATGAATATGTTTTATAAGATGTGGACTGATGCTGTTAATGAGAAAAATAATTTTAGTCCTATCGAGGTGCATTGGACTGAAGTGCCGGGTAGAGATGAAGAATGGAAAGAGGAGACGATTCGTAATACAAGCGAACAACAGTTCCTACAAGAGTTTGAATGTTCGTTCTTAGGATCTATTAATACACTTATCTCCCCTACAAAGATACAAACAATTCCCACAAAAGATCCTATAGAATCTAATGCAGGATTGGATGTACATGAAATTCCGAAAAAGGATGCCATGTATTGTATTACTGTTGATGTTGCTCGAGGTGGGAATAGAGATTACTCAGCATTTACTGTAATAGATATTACAACTATACCGTATAGATTAGTAGCTAAATATAAAAATAATGAAATTAAACCTCTTGTGTTTCCTGAGGTTATTTACGGTGTGGCGAAAGCTTATAATGAAGCATATCTTTTAGTAGAAATTAATGACATAGGTGGACAGATTGCTGATGCTTTACATCATGATTTACAGTATGATAATATCATTATGTGTCAGACTCGTGGACGTTTGGGTCAAGTAGTCACTGGTGGATTCGGAGATGGAACAAGTGATTTGGGTGTAAGAACAACTAAAGCTGTAAAAAAGATAGGTTGTTCTAACTTAAAGACTCTAATAGAATCAGATAAACTTTTAATTAATGATTTTGATCTTGTAGTGGAGATGTCTAATTTTGTACAGAAGGGTTCTTCTTATGAAGCAGATGATGGTGCATCTGATGATTTGATGATGTGTCTTGTATTCTTTGCATGGCTTACTAATCAACAGTACTTTAAAGAATTAACAGATGAGGATATT